AGTTACCATCTTCCTTTGCGGGGTTAATCTCTGCCCCAGTACTATCTGTTATCCTACTAATTAATTCATCAGTATCAACACTCTTTAAAGCACCTTGTAAATCATCTATCTTTTCAATTGCGGTCTTAACTGCACTTAGATTTACATCATCAGTAGAAATGGTAACCCTTTGAGTGCCAGTATCATTAGTACCTGCATTAACACTAATAGTATTACCACCAATCTCAGATAAATTAACACTATCAAAGATCCTTTCAATATTAGTATAAACTAAAAAAGTGTCTGATGAAGAAAAAGTAGCACCAACTACTGTAATTGTAGAACCACTTATGGTAATTGTTGAACTATCCCTAAAATAAGATTGAGTTATTGTACCATCATTTGCAAATTGATATATACTAACAATGTCCTCAGAGTTTAAAGAAGAAACATAAGAAGGTAACCCAGAAACAGTAATAGTGCTTGAAGTTGCATAAGCAACAGAAAAATCACCATTAGTACCACTTGCCTTACCAATTAAACCTGAAGTGCTAACTGCTTGAACCTCAGAGTCAATATTAATGTTACCATCAAAATCCTCTAAAGAAATTGGGAATGGATTAGAACTACTAACCAATGACCCACCTAAATATATTTGACTGCTTACAGGACTACTGCCTGCTGCAGAACCGTGTGAAATAACATCTAATGCTACTACACGTTTACCATCTATCTTTGTACTTGTAGCCATATAAATCCAACCTCCCGTCCGTCCAATATGGCACTGACTAACTAATAATTTAAATTAATAATCTAATCTGCTGCTGTACTAGTAACTTTTTGCCAATCAGTAGCAGCACCTGCTGTGTTTACCTTTATATAAAGCTTACCAGCTGTACTTACATAAAGTGAACCTACTGCACATGAACTATCTACTTCAGCTAAAACTGCTGCTCTAGTAGTGTTAGTTCCATAAAAAATTACTGGTCCTTTTGAAACTGCTTTGTCACCAAATGCAATTTCTTTACAAATTACTTTACCAGATTTAAAACCTGAATAATTTTTTCCTGTCATAAATTTAACCTCCAAAAAAATATAAAAAAAATAAAGTAGTTAATTAACTACTCTATTGGTCTGCAACATCGATAAAGACAATTGCATCACTATGAATTACACCTGCAGCATAAGACATTTCGATGATTAATCTTTTTTCTAGTTGACTTGGGTAATCAAAGATGTGTATCTTTGGCTTTAAGCCCCAAGCTAAACCCATTGCTTTATTTGGAATTGTTAAAATACATCTGTGACCTGCAACACCTGCATTTGAACCACCATCAAACTGAGTTGAAGTAGTAAAAGATGGAGTGTTTTCAGTTACAACAACTTTAACACCTAAGTATTTACCAATCTCACCATTCAATAAAACATCATTACTACCATACTCAGATGCATTAACAAACTGAGAATCGTTTAGTAATTCTTCCTCTTGAGCTGATGAAATATAAATGACAAATGGAGTTAATTTTGTGTTTGTCCATGGATTCTTTTCTGCTGAACTAGTTTGTTCTGCAGCTGGTGAACTTGGAGTCCAGTATTTACATACTTTACTTTTTAACTTCCTAATACCTTCTGCAATGTGTGCAGTTGTTAAAACATCGCCTGCGTCTAAAGCAGATTCTGCTTGAGCATCTCCACCATATATGGTTTGAGCTCCACTTGCTGTACTAGTTGCTGCAGTTGCAGTTGCATATGCATAAGCAACATCTTTGTCTAACTTTTCACCTTTGTGATAAGTTAACTCATCTTTTGCAAATTTAACAAGGTCTAATCTATTAGTCCTAATTGCATCATATGAGATTGCAACACCACCGTTCTTAGATGCAGGGGTAATGTGTACTCCGTCCATGTTGTCTAGCTTAGTATAGTTAACTGCTACACCTTCACTAACAACTGCTTGCCAGTCTCCACCAGAGCCACCTGTTCTTACACTTTTCAAAAATTTTGATCTATAAGGGAATATTGCATCTTTGTGTCCTTGAGGGACTACAGTTTCTGATATTCCTTGAGCAAAATAATGGCTTAACTGAGCTGCTTCATTAATTTCTTCTACCCATTTAGTTGGTTCTAAATTATATGCTGTTCTTGAAGATCCTCTGACTGCGGTTGTGGTAGTATCTTCACTTGTTAATTCTCTAATTGTTTTCATTGTCATATTTGATTCCTCCTATGCCTTATAAAGAAATTCCTTTCTTTAATATATTTAAGATTTGTTCGTCAGATGATAATTGAACATTATCTTTCTTTTCGTTAAATCTATTATTACTATTATTTGTGTTCTTTGTTACTCTTTTTCCTTCTAATTTGGAAAGAGCATCAATCTTAGATGATAATTCTTTAATTTGGTTTTCTAATTTCTCGTTTGTATCATTAGCTTTTTCTTGTGCTTGAGCTGATGAATTATTATCCTTAACATTATCTTTAACTTGTTCTGTATTTTTAGATGCTTCATCGTTAACTTTTTCTGTGTTAGTATCTTGAACATTATCTTCTGGTTTGGTGTCCTCACCTAATTTTGCTTTAATTGCATTTGCTTTTTGTAACACACTAATTTCATCGTCTGATAATCCCTTTTCTGATAATGAATTATATTCTGTCCATGCAGAGTTTAACTCATCAAAAGTTGAGTTTGGATTACTTTCTGAAAAACTAGCTGCAAATTTGTTATATTTGTCTAATTTGGTTTTTAAAGTATTATTTACTTTATTTGTAGTCATATTATCTTCCTCCAGATTTTTAGAAATTTTATCTTTAATATTAAATTTATTATTTAATGTTTGTTTTTTTATGCCAGTATATACAAAGTTTAAATCAGATTTAGAAGGTTCTGAATCTGAGTTATTAATATATGCAGTCTTAACTGCAGGGTCAATAACCCATGAAAAGTTAAAAAAAGTGAAGTCCTTTAACTCAGTCCCATCTAAAATCCCACCTACCTTTGCAGATATGCCAGATTTTGGTTTGCTGTATTTTAGTTTAATAGCAGACACTAAATCATAACAAACTACATCACCTTTTAGGTTACCAACTTCATCTAAGTATAATGAAGCAACATCAACCTCACCAATAAATTGGGAAGTCTCCCTATCACGATGATCATTAAATAATTGTGAATTGTGTCTATCAGTCCAATCAGTGTTTGAATATGCCTTGGCAATCTCATCTTTAGAGAAATAAACTCCATTCCATACCCCGGGACCAATTAATATCTTATCCTTTTCTACAAATGGAATCTCAACAGGTAAGTTAACCTTGTCATCACTTAATAATGTCTTAACAACATCATCTCTAAAACTAGAGTCCTGTTTCATTAAATCTTGTAGAACTAAGGTGTTTTGGTTAGTTGTAATTTTATTAGTCATACACACTTATTGTATTGTGTGTTTTTAAAGGGTTACTCGAAAAGTATAATATTTTAATGTTTAATGCCACGTAACCTATCAATAAACTTTAAAGCCTGCTCTAATAAAAAAAAAATTAGAAATAAAATGCCAAATGAATATATGATTAAAAATAAGATGCAAAATATAAAATTAAAAAAATAACTAATACTCATAAACAATCATATTTTTTTCTATACTTAAAAACTGTGTTCTTATGTAAACCTAAATGATCCGCAATGTATCGAGTGCTTTTTAGTTTCTCAGAAAGATATAAAATCATTATCTTCTGTATAGTAGAAACTTTATTGCTCACTCACATCACTCTTATGATATCTAATCCAGTTACTAGACTTCTTGCCAAAATGATAGATACTATCCATCTTTCTAATTAAACAACCAAAAGAACCTAACATGCTAGAAAATAATTGTGCACCTTTTTTAGCAGTAGACATATCAGTTACCTCAACAAAAGGGTTTAACTTTATCTTTGAGTTATACCTAAATGTCTTTAGCTTAGCCTTACGAGTGCTTAAAGGTTCTTTAGAAATGTCTTGCTTTAAATATACTACATCATATAAATATAAACAAAAATCTGAATCATTTGGTGTGTGCCCTTTCTTGCCTAAATAATCAATATAACTAGTAACTGTAGATAATGAATGATTAGAAATGTCTAAATCATACACAATCTGTGCGTCTAAAATAAAGTTAACCTCTGAAAAATGCTTTAAACTATCAATTAACTCAGGGAATAACCTAGAGATGTCCTCTCCATTATCATTTAATATCCTGGCTGAGCCATCAAAATAAAAACAAAACACACGATAACCATTATAATCTTTCTCAAAATAAAAGTTAAAAGTATCAAAAGTAGATAACACAGAATCTAAAGCCTCAATTGAATCTAAATCTTTATCAAAAGACATTGGAATTAAGGTTTTATCGTCCCTTAAAGTAGTATATTCATTTATCTTTGAATATAATTCTTTAATCTTTTCCATAGAATGAACTAAGTTATTAAATGATGTATCAAAAGAATCCTTATATAAATTTAAAGAATCGTATAAATGACTAATTGAGCTTTGATCAGAAACTGATAATGACATTGAATCTATATTAGGGTCATTATTCTTTAATGATTGAAATATCTTAACTACCTCTGCCCAATCAAAGTTACCATTAGTTGAAGTTGCAAGTTCCTTTGCCTTAGACCAATACTCCTCATTCGTTAAGGTCATCGGATTCACGCTCCTTATCTTGCTTAGTTTTCTTGCTCCTAGAACGATCTTCTTCTGGGACAGGAATGCTAGAGCTACCCCCGCTTCCTGAGTTAGGATTTTGGTCTGGCTTTATGTTTTTCTTGTCAAACTTAGGCAAGTTTTCCTTGTTACGTAAGTAATCTTCAATATCAGTAGTAGCAGTTAGTAACCCAGTGGTTACATACCTAGCAAGTCTAACTGATAAGTTATTTAGTTCCTCAATAGAGATCTCGCCCCATTCTAAGATAGGTGGCTTAGAAATGCCACTCTGCTCACAGATTACATTAATAGTTGACTTCTGTAGCTTAGAGACTACCTTACGGACTAACCTCTTAAAAGATAGCTTCATAAAGTATTCTTGCTTACCAAGTGTAGACCTATTAGTAGCTTGTCCACTACCAGATGCTAATGCTGCTGGTAACCCAGTTGCAGTTATTTCCTCATCCTCAAATTGTTTTATATATTCTTTTAACTTCTCTGGACGCTTTGCCTCTAAAATGTTAATGTCATACCAATGTGGAGTTACAATTATACTTTTCTCGTTAATACCCTTTAACACATTCTCTGTTTCTTTTAACTGATTCATGGTAGGGTTATGATATTGATCCCCTACTTTTACATTTAACATTGGATGCCCTAACCTATGTGCAGAGTTAGCAAAGCCATTGCTAGAGTTTAGCTTCCAGACTGAGCTTTTGTAGGCTGGCTCTATTAAACCAATGCCATCAAAATGATCGCCTACGTTATAATTATAATAATGCACGATTTTATTACGTGGTATATAAATTTGATTAGGCTTTAGGTCTACCTCTGAAGGTACCTTAGTCTCAGTAGAGACATCATGTGGGTTAACATTATTTTGTACATACCCAACCTCTAATCCGTATTGGTCAGTTACAATGTTACCATCTTTATTCCTGGCGAAGTCCATAAAGACAGGATTTAAAATATCAATGTCTACACACTTACCAGAGTCAGAATAAATTAGTTCTTGCCATGCATTACCCATTCGTAAGCAATCTAAGAAAATACGTTCTAACAAATCATCAAAGTCCATCTTATCACCACGATGGCTTAATGATTCAAAAAACATCTTTACAAAGTTAATAGCTTTATCATCGCCTTTCCATACATACCCTGCTGCCATAATAACTTCTGTAATTTTATTGATTGAATTAAAAAAGATTGGGTCAGACACATAAGCCTGCATTAATTCTCCCTTATCAACCCTGGATACTACAGATGATTGACGAACAGTAGATAAGTCCTCACCCATCTTATGCTCAGTATCGTAGACTACATGAGAGGTGCTATTCTTTAAACACTCAGTAATCACAGTTGAATTATCATTAGATACTCTTGAGTTAGAACCAAACTTAGAGTTTGACCTATCTTGCAATAAAATTGAAAAAGGCTTTAACATACTTATTTACTCCCTCGTAGTTTATAAAGTAAAACTGGGACCTCTAAAAATAAGAAGTAATGAATTATACCAAAACCAAGAATGGTATATAAATTAAAGTCTATCATTAAAAATATTGAAAAGGGAATGTTAACTAAAAGCCCATTAACAAAGACATAAATAATTAAATCAATAAAGTTAGATATAACAGTAGAATCCTTTTTATAAAAGTCATAAAACTTGAATACGAGATTATTCTTTAATTCAAAAACATAATTAGTTAACTTTTTAAACATACGATTCATACTATAAAAGTATAACCTTGTAAACATTTATAAAGGTATTTATTAATTTAATGAAGTTTTATGTTAATTCGTTTAGGGGGAACAAGGGTTGTGTTGCTCTTACGAGTAGAAGGGGCAGTAAATGACTGGTTAGGATTGTTTAAGACTGACTTTGGTCGAAGGTCTTCGTTTGAAAGGGTTAAGATAGGGACATTACTGCTACTATATACCTGCCTGCCTAGGCTAACAACCGCAAGGGCTAAACTCATGACACAATCATCATGCTTAGTAGTGCTCTGGAAAGACTCTAAACCAGAATTGGTTTTCTCAATGATGAAACCAGTTAACTCACGCATTAACTGCTTAACCAAAAACTCAGCAGAACTGCCCTCCTTAAAAGGAAAAATAATACGACCCTGATCAATTAACTTTAATAAGTTAAGTAATAAAGAATTACGATTGGCATGAGCAAAGTTCTGACCGTCAATGTTTAAACCAAGCTCACGTAACTCAGACTCAACATAACCACCACCACTGCTGGAGTCAACATGAAGCAAAGAACAACCATAGGTGTCATACTTGGTCTGAATAAAAGTAGTGTCTACACCCTTAGTCCGAGACATGTCACGAACGATGATGGGGTTATTAACAGTGATGACCTCGCCATCACGCATAAATGAATAAGGAGAGTCAAAAGATTCAACAGTAGTTAAAACCGTCCAGTCTGACTTAGGGTTCTTAGAAAAAGCTAAGTCCAAACCCTGCTCAACTAAATTATCACTCTCTAAATACGATGAAAAAGATAACTCAGGGTCCAAACGAGAAATTAACTTCTCACGATTAAAAATACAATTGCCGACTGATTGAGGATTACACATATACTCACGAGCAAAACGAATGGGACTCATGTTATCCTTAATCTGATGAAGCTCATCTAAAGTAAAACGATTAGACCATAAAGGCTTAACCCAAGTGCCTAATGGATTAGTCTCAACACACTGATAATGAAAATGATGCCATTGATCACTATTCTTTGACTTTAACTCTAACTCGTCAAATAAATCACCCTCAGAACGAGGAGTGCCAACCAAAATGTGCTGACAACGACGAGTCTGACCACGAGGGAAAAAAACAGACCAAAAGATCTCGCTAATGTCCTCGCTTGACTTCTCACTGCCCTTGCTAACCTGTAAAATGTCGTCGTATACAATTAAATCAGGATGAACACCACGAGCAGAATCAGTGAAAGGCTTAACCTTAATGTGACTGCCATTAGAAAACTTGACCTCTTTCTTGTTCCATTCACTGCTGACAGAACTAGGAACTAAACTCTGTAAAAAAATGTTCTCCTCAACCTCTTTCTGAATGCCCTCAGGACCACTTAAGAAACCCTTAGACTGATCCAAACTATTTGAAGTAATGACAGTCTGAAAGTTGGGCTGACGCCAACTACGCCATAAAGTGTAACCCTTAGTGATGACAGTAGTCTTACTATGACCAACAGGACATTCAATGGCTAAATAACGATGGGAAACACTAGCATCTAACCATTCCTTATGAAACCAGTCTAACTTATAATTTAATACATTCTCAATAAAAAAAATGGGATCACTACGACAGGAATTAACAAAACTAAAGTCGGATAACTTATCCTCTAAAAATGAATTGTGAGACTCGTCAACCATGACCATAACTAAAACCACTTGGCTAAATTAAAAGATGAACGAGAAAGAGAACGAATAGCAGAAAGTAAAACATAATGAGGAGAACTAGAACCAGAAATAGAACTGGATAAACGATAACGAAAAGTGAAAGAATAACCCTTGTCAGAAATGCAAAGTAAACCAGAATAGTCGTATAAAGGAAAAGATAAACCACGAACAAAAGCTAAACCGAAAGAACCAGAAGTAAGCTTGTAGTTACGTAAAGAACCAAAATAAGAAATAATAGGAATAGTAGTAGACATAAAAATAAATAAGAAACAAAAAGATTAAAAAATAAGGAGATGATTGGTTGAATAGGAAAAATAAGTTACATTCAAAAAAAACCTAAACAACCACTCAATGTATATATATAAAATAAATAAAAACCAAAAAGATTAAAAAAAGAACCTAAAACTAAACAGAAGAATTAGACTCAGCATTAACATCAGAAACATCATCAACACCAGCAGAAGACTTGACTAAATCAACAACATCACCAGAACGTAAACGAGAACTGAAAAACCAACGCTTGTAAGAATCAACCAAAGAACGACTAGGCTTCTTGATTAATAAAGAACCGTCAGATAATAACTCGAAAGACATAGTGGAAAACCAATCCTTGTATAACTCCTCAATGTAAGAAGATAACTCCTGAGGATTGCTAGTAATGTTAACAGTCTGATTGATGGTATTGCTTAAATTGCTTACTAACTCACCCTGATGCTTTAAACTTAACTCTAACTGATGACGTAACTCAGTAATAGCCTTTAAAACTAAATCGTCGTCAGGACTGTCGTTAATGATAGACTTGGTCTTGTCCAAAATGTCGTTGAACTCTAACTTAACACGATCTAAACTGTCCATGACATAATCGCAAATGTGCTCACTACGAGCATCATCTAATAAACGCTTCTTTAACTCACGCTTGTAACGAAATAAAGTGTCACGACTAATGCG